AGTCCTGTTCTAGCATCCCATAAAGTTGTTTGAGTTTCAAAAAATGTAGCAGACACTCCATGAGCATTTGGGTCTACATAAGAGTTAAAATCTGCAGAACTCTCAATAGGCATTATTTTTTAGTTCTTTTCTTTGTAGGTTTTGTATCAGATTTTTCTAAGCCAACGCTTCTATTTGCTTTTTTAGCTTTAGGCTTTTCAATATAAACTTCAGCTTTATTATATCCGCATAGTTCGTGGCCAACATGCTCAGGAAGCTCTATAACGTCCCCTGCTGCAACCTTTTTACCATTAGCTACTGTGTCATTAGTTATTAAAAATTTCTTCATATTTAAGCTGGGGGTATTGCTACCCCCATTCCATTTAAGCATTGACTAATTAGTCGCTTGATTTACAGAAAGATACAGCATGCCTTACAGCCACATCAACAGTTTGTAGAGCAACAATTCTTACTCCGCCTGTAGTTGAAAGAGCATATGGATCAACAGTTATATCTAATCCACCATACATACCAATTAATAAATCTGCAAAATTACCAAAGTAGTAATCACCAGCAGTTACTTGTTTTGATCTTACAACATCATAACCATTAATGTTTCCATCAGGGCCAACAATCATTTGACCAAACCCACTTGCTTTATCTACAGTTTTTAGGTTACCCCAATCTGAAGGTCTAGCAATATATTTTAATGAGCCTGTTAAAGCATTGTCATCAGCTACTGCTGATTCCATAGCTACAAGTTCTGCGAATGTTGGAACAGCAGCAGCAAAAGTAGTAGTGTTAATACCTGAAGTATTAGCAATACCAGTAGGCTGGCCACTTGAACCTGAACCGGCTAAAGCGCCTAAATCAATAGCAGTAGCTATTGAAGCACTTAAATCATTTCTAATTAAGCTTTCAATATCTAAAGATGATTGCTGAAGCATAAGTCTTGAAGCGTCTGTAAACGCGCCAATTACTTTAGGTGACATAGTTACTGAGCCTGAAGTAAATTCACTTTCAGTTGCAGGGTTATTTTCTGGTGAAATCCAATTAGCTGATGAAGCAGCTGATTTTTTTGGAATAACAACATTCCCGTCAAGCCCTCTTAGCATAGTTGCTCCTGCTTGCATTACTGATGAAGAATTTCTTAATACATCAATAAAATCTCCGCCTCTGTAATCTTCTGATATAAGAGTTGAATCATCGCCTGTATTAATTGCTCTTTTGCTCCAGTTGCCTAAAACTTCTGCAGGAAGCATAATGCCTTGAGCTGTTTTACCGTATTGTCTAGCGGCCTCATCTGAACATTCAAATTCAAATCTAGCAGCTTCTTGAGCTTTTCTGTCTGAAGGATTAGCTAATGCATTAATTGCTCTAACTAAAGAGAATTCTCTTACTTCTTGTTTGTTCATGCCAATTTCAGCAGTTTCTAAAGGCTTGTCATTACAAATTTCATTAAGTAATGTTCCTCTAAATTCTTCTACTGAAAGACCGTTTCTTATAGCGTCATCAGCTAAGTCTCTTTTATTATGCTTAACAGCTAAATCAATAATTTCTTTCGAATTTCTTTTAAATTCAGCTTTAGCTTCCTCAAGAGTCTGGCTTCTGACTTCATCAAGATTAATATCTTGTTTTTTTTCTTCTGTCATAATAATACCTTTTTTTAAGTTAGCAGAACGACCAACTCCAACAAGTCGCGACTGGTCTGCCGGCACAGAAACACTGGATACCTCCATTGGAGTCCAGGCTGCGCGGTAGTAGTCTTCTTCACCGTTGTTATCTCGTTCTAATTTATTTACTTTATACCCAACACTAATATTCATACGAATACCATCTTGAATATCCTGGAAAACTTCTTGAGCAAGAGCTGATCGTCCTAATCTTACTACCGCTATTGTCTTTTTAGCAGTCTCATCAAGTTTAAATTCTTCAATTACCCCTATTTGCTTAGTCATATCATGATCTAATAAAAAAGGAGCTCTGCCGGATGATACAAATTCCATATCTATATCATCTAGCTTATGGCTTAAAACTTCTAAGCCAAAAGATCGCTCTACCGGTTCTTCAGATGAAACCCCGATACGAACTAATCTATTTTCTTCGTCGATATATGAATTTTTAGATAAATCAATTGTTCTATACCTTAAAGGTAGGTCAACAATTTTTCTTTCTTCTTCTTCATTATCATACTCAGAAGAAACTGCGTCAACATTTTCTTCTTCAACTTTATCCTCATGATGTTTTGAAAACTCAATAATTACAGAATCATCTGTTTCGTTTACATTAAGGATATGTCTATTTTCTTTGTCATTCATAGTTTTTTCCTCTTTCGATGATAAAGGGTGAGATTTAGGAAGTAAATCTGTATCATGCTTCCCACTTCTATATTTTCCATTACGCAAAGCGTATAAGAAACTATTAACACGCGCCATTGCCCATTGATTTGCATTACTAACCTGAGGCCGGACTGAGCCTGGATTTGTATTAAAAGCCCCTATGCCGCGTTCATAAACTTGTTTTAAAACAGATAATGTTGTTCTTTTGCTTTTTGCATCACCCACTTCTTCTTGATGCTCTGTTAATTTATTTTTAAGAGCTTCTTCTGTTTTTTCTGAAACTGCTCTTTCTTCTATTGCATTTTCAAATTTAATATATTCAAATTCATTTCTTTCTAACCAAGATTTTGCTTCTTCTGAAGTGAATATATCTGAATCAAATCTTATGCTTTGTATTAATCTTTCATTATTTTTAATACCGTGTATTACATGTATACCTGTTTTAAATTCATTGTTTTTTCTTCTAAAGCTATCAAATTGTTTTGGGTCTTCAATTCGAGCCGCATGCTCGTTTGGGTAAGGTCGCTCATCTAATTTACGCTCGTCTTCTTTTTTCATTTGTTCAACTAATTTTCTTGACCAGCTGTAGCCAGCATCTCCGCCCCAAAGTCCCCATGCTATCCTTCCATTACTTGGAAATCCTTCTTCACCGGGTCTAAAACCTTCTGCTTTTTTATCTACTTCGTGCCTTGAAAAATAACTATACATTCTTTTAATTGTACGATCAGATAAATCAACGCCATTAACAATTTGATTTGCTCGAGTTACACCAATACGTGTACCGCCTCTTTTAAATTCTTTACGCCAATCTAATGCTCTTTGAGCATCTTCTTTCATTCCTTTATTCGGTATCGCCATTACTTCCTCCTTTTATATCAGGCTCTATTGGCAACTTAATGCCAAATGGCTGGAATGCTGTTTTAATGCCATATTGCTCAGCTAGTTTTTGCTCTCTTTCGTGCTGCTCGTATAACTCTTCTACGTCTCTTCCATAATTTGATTGAACATCTTGATATGTAACAAGACCTGCTTGCATACCACTAATAGATGCATTCATTTCTTTTTGAGGATCAACCCACTGAAATGACCGACCAATAAATATTGCATCGTTAGCAAATTTATTATATTTTGACATGGGCAAAGGAATATTAGTTTCACTGTCCATAACAATAGCTCCACTTGATATAGACATTTCAAGCCATTTTTCAAACACAGGACGCATAAAATGATCAACTACAAATCTTTGATATAGCTTATACATTTCTCTATCTTCTAATGCGCCTGCGCGTAATGAACTGTAGTTTACAGAGCTCAAGTCATTTGTTAATGCATGATATGAAATATTTAATCCTGAAGCTATTCCTCTTAATACTTGTGTTGTAAACGAACTAAATGCTGTTGAAGGATGATCAGGATCAAACGATTTAAAATCCATACCAGCAGGTAATTGTTCAAAGCTGCCAGCTTGTGCCTCCATAATAGGAGTATATTCATCTTCGTAGCCTTCGCCTATATAGCCGTCACCATCTGGGCTTGTAAAAAATCCCATTTTTGCTGCTGAAACACGTGCAGCTGTTATTTCGGCTTCCATATAGCCATTAAGCATTTTTATTTGAGGCATAGCAGAAGCAGTCATAGGCACACCTCTGGTCTGTTCAGCGCGATTTGGCATATATGCATGTATAATTTCTTCAGCAGGAACTCTTATATGCTCTTTAGGTGATTGATAAGTATTATCATAAGGATGATTTTTAAATAAATAATAAGCAACCGGTTTATCAAATTTATCAACTTCAACGCCCATTTTAATTCTATTTTTTGTTTTTGAGTTAACGCCATTTTTTTGTTCATCTAAATGGTCTGCTTCTAAAAATTGAATTTTATATTTATATTTTGAATCAGTTGGTTTTGCATGACGAATTAATACTTCGCCGTCTCGCATTAATGCTTCTACAAATAGTTTTTGACAATCTAAAAATGACTGCCGCCCATTTAACGTGCAGTTTCCCATTTTTGACCAATTTTTAAATTCTCGTTCTATAGTTTGATTGCCTATTATATCTAAACTACCTTTTGAATCTCTTGCTTTTACACTTAATCGAATACCATTAGCTCCAATAATATTGCTGATCATTAAGTTTAAATATCTTGTAACATAAGAATCATTTCTAGCTAAATCTCTGCTTCTATCTCTTAATATTCTTAGTTGATCTTTAATTTCAGCGTCTGCGGAAGTGTTTGAAGCGTGAAAATCTGCAAATAATCTACCTGTATTAGCGCCCGCATATCTCCTGGTTGAAGATATTTTTTTTATTTTTGTTTTATTTTTAGGGGTAAACCTATCATACCACGCCATATTTAAAACCTCGCCTTAATTGAATTACCCGAAGCCTTGTTATTTTTTAATCTTGCTTTTTTAATTTCTTTTAAATACTCTGACTTATATCTATTTCTAAAAGTTAACAATTCATCAATTGTTAGTCTTGATAATGATCTCCCTGCAATTGACATAGAGCTTTGGTCCATTGTTGCCCTATTTTCAATAACTGCTTCAATTGCGTCTAATACTTTTTTTGCATGGCTTCGTACTGAAGTAGTTGTAGTAGCATAATTATCTTGTATTTCTGTAAAACCTTCGCTTATTTTAATTCTTGCTGAATCGCTTGTTCTTGTAATATAAGAAACCCAGTTATACTCCCCTTTTGTATATGAAGATGTATCTGTTGTTTCAATAATATATTCATTATTAGATTCGCTTGCGCTTAAAGTGAAATTTACAGCTGCCGCTCCGTCAATAATATTAAATTCATATGAAAGCGAATAATCTGCAGTAGGATAATCATCCGAAAGATCAGTTTTTTTCCATGCCCAAAAATCACCAAGCTGCAATTCATTTGGCTCAGTTGTTGGGTAATTTGTGCTGTCGAATTTATTGGCCATAAATTTAAAATATATCTATACCCGATTATATCAAATATTTATATAGATTTGTTATATTATAGCTAAAATTTATTTTAGTCTATTTTTATATAATTTATATT